CGAAGGATACATTGATACTCATGGATTTCCTGTATTCGACACTCCGAAAAAACCAATTAAAGGTATTGATGGAGAAGACATAGATATAGGTGTTATATCGCATTGGGAGAATGAAGTTGATGGTTTGAAAACAGATCAAGACGGTTTAAATGAATACTATAGACAATTTCCAAGAACAACTAAGCATGCTTTTAGAGATGAAGCTAAGCAAGCTTTGTTTAATTTAACTAAAATATACGAGCAAATAGACTATAATGAAGATCTTCGTAACACTAATGTTGTTACGCAGGGTAATTTTCAATGGGAAGGTGGGATTAAAGATACTAGGGTGATGTTTTTACCAAGTAAAAATGGTAGATTTTTCATTAGTTGGGTTCCTCCAATTAATTTGCAGAATAAGTATATATTAAAAAACAATACAAAATATCCAGGTAACGATCATTGTGGTGCATTTGGCTGTGATAGTTACGACATATCAGGAACGGTAGATGGTAGAGGATCCAATGGTGCTTTACATGGTTTAACTAAGTTTTCAATGGAAGACGTTCCTCCTAATTTATTCTTTTTAGAATACATAGCTAGACCACAAACTGCTGAAATGTTTTTTGAAGACGTTTTAATGGCTTTGGTTTTTTATGGTATGCCAATATTAGCAGAGAATAATAAACCTAGACTTTTGTATTATATAAAAAGAAGAGGTTACAGAGGTTACTCTATGAATAGACCAGACAAGGTCATGCATAAATTATCTGTTACCGAAAGAGAAATAGGTGGAATACCTAACTCAAGTGAGGATATAAAACAAGCTCACGCTGCTGCAATAGAAGATTACATAGAACACCATATAGGCGTACAAGATCAAGGCTATGGTAACATGTATTTTCAAAGAACATTAGAAGACTGGGAAAAGTTCAATATAAACAACAGAACAAAACATGATGCTTCTATAAGCTCAGGTTTAGCTATAATGGCTTGCAATAAAAATAGATATACGCCTGTAGCACAAAGAGTTATATCAAAAGTGTCTTTAGGTTTTAGAAAATATAATAATACAGGTGAAAATTCAAAAATAATATAATAAATGGTCTATACTAATAATAATAGCATCTTTCCAGATCAGGTGGTACCTGAAGAAGAAAAGAAATCATTTGAATATGGTTTAGCTGTTGGAAACGCTATTGAACAAGAGTGGTTTAGAAATAACAGTGGACAGAATAGGTTTTCCTATAATTTCCAGAACTTTAATAGACTAAGATTATACGCTAGAGGTGAACAACCTGTGCAGAAATATAAAGACGAATTGTCAAATAATGGTGATTTGTCTTATTTAAATTTAGACTGGAAACCAATACCCGTGCTATCTAAGTTTGTAGATATTGTGGTTAACGGTATGACTGAAAAAGGATATGAATTAAATTCATTTGCTTCTGATCCATTTGCGCTAAAACAACGTACTGACTTTGCTTCTAATGCCATGCGTGACATTAAAAATAAAGCAGCGATAGAAAAACTATCTCAAGCAACAGGTCAAAATTTCTTTGCCTCAACAGATCCCGATAATCTTCCTAAAGATCAAGATGAGTTAGATCTATACATGCAACTAAATTATAAGCAGAGCATTGAGATAGCTGAAGAAGAAGTTATAAATAATGTTCTTGATTCAAATAAATTTGACGAAACTAAAAAAAGATTAGCTTATGATTTAACCGTGTTAGGTATATCAGCAGTTAAGACTAGTTTTAATTTGGCTGAAGGAATTACTATAGACTACGTAAATCCAGCTAATCTAGTTTATTCAGCTACAGATGATCCTAATTTTGAAGACATATATTATGTTGGTGAGATAAAAAGCATAACTCTTCCAGAAATAAAAAAATTGTTTCCAGCTTTAACAGACGAAGAGTTAGAAAGAATACAAAAATATCCAGGACGTCAGAATTACGCTCAAAGCGATTGGCAGGTTAATAGCGACGTTAATCAACATCAAGTATTGTTCTTTGAATACAAGACATATCAAGATCAAGTATTCAAAATAAAACAAACAGAGCAAGGGCTAGAAAAAATCTTAGAAAAGCAAGATACTTTTAATCCACCGCCTAGTGATAACTTTGAAAGAGCTTCAAGATCTATAGAGGTTTTATATACAGGAGCAAAAATACTAGGTATGGGTGATAGTATACTTAAATGGGAATTGTCTGAAAACATGACACGACCTTACGGCGATACTACAAAGGTTAACATGAATTATGTTATATCTGCTCCTAGAATGTATCAAGGACGTATAGAGTCTATAGTAAGTAGAACAACTGGTTTTGCTGATATGATTCAATTAACACATCTTAAACTACAGCAAGTGCTAGCTAGACTAGTTCCAGATGGAGTATATGTAGACGTTGATGGTTTAGCTGAAGTTGATTTAGGTAACGGAACAAACTATAACGCCGCAGAAGCATTAAACATGTACTTCCAAACAGGTACAATAGTAGGTAGATCGCTCACTCAAGATGGTGAAATGAATAGAGGTAAAATACCTATTCAAGAACTTCAAAGTTCTTCAGGTATATCTAAGATACAGGCCATGATACAAACGTATCAATATTACTTACAAATGATACGCGATGTAACCGGGCTTAATGAAGCTAGAGATGGTAGCTCTCCAGATAAAAATGCGTTAGTTGGTTTGCAAAAACTAGCAGCAGCTAATTCTAATACAGCTACAAGACATATATTACAGTCTTTAATGTATCTAACTATACGTTCATGCGAAAATGTTAGTTTAAGAGTCAGTGATATGCTTCAGTTTCCTTTAACTAAAGCTTCTTTATTAAATAGTATAAATGCTTTTAATGTCGCTACTCTTCAAGAAATAGACTCTTTGTCTTTACATGACTTTGGAATATTTTTAGATTTAGAGCCAGATGAAGAAGATAAAGCTCAATTAGAAAAAAGTATACAAATAGCGCTACAAGCTGGAAGTATAAAACTAGCTGATGCTATAGATATAAGAAATATACAGAATATAAAGCTAGCTAATACATTACTTAAGTTTAGACAAGCTGAAAATGAAGCTGCTGAAAGAGCTGCTCAAATGGAAAACATTCAAGCACAAGCTCAAGCTAATAGTGAGTCTGCAGAAAAAGCAGCAGCTGCAGAGGTACAGAAACAACAAGCATTAGCTCAAACAACAGTTCAAATAGAACAAGCTAAATCTCAATTTGAAATTGAACGAATGGAGCAAGAAGCTCAAATAAAAAGAGGTTTAATGGCCGAAGAGTTTTCGTATCAAATTAAATTAGCTGAAATGAGAGCAAAAGCAGACACTCAAAAAGAAGCACAAATAGAAGATCGAAAAGATCAAAGACTACAAATGCAAGGTACACAACAAAGTGAATTGATAGATCAAAGACAAAACGATTTATTACCTAAGAGTTTTGAATCAGCAGGTAATGATAATCTAGATGGATTTGGACTAGAGCAGTTTACGCCAAGATAGTGAATTATTAATTTTATTATATTATATTATGTCAGAACAAGTAAAACAAGAAGGTGAATTTAAAGTTAAGCATCACATGCCTAAATACAAAGACATGGATACTATTCCAGAAATTACCAAAGTAGATTTAACTAAAAAACCAACAGAAGATGCCATTCCAATCGGAGAAACAGAAACAATGGTTGATGATAAACAAACCGGAGATATACCTAAAGTGGAAGAACAAGTACAGCAGTCCGGCGAGATTACTAAAGTTGAAATCAAAAGTGAAGAAGTAGAATCACCTTTAGAATTAATAGAAGATGAAGACAATAGTTCTGAAGAGATCACAATGGTTGGAGGCACTGAAAACGCCACTACCTCACAGGAACAAAAAGAAGTACTACCGCAAGCTGAAACACAAGATGTTCCAGAAAATCTAGAAAAATTAGTTTCTTTCATGAAAGAGACAGGTGGTACTATAGATGACTATGCAAGATTAAACGCAGACTACAGCAATGTAGATGGAGAAGCATTACTAAAGGAATACTATAAACAAGCTAAACCACATTTAGATTCAGAAGAAATTGACTTCGTAATTGAAGATAATTTTAATTTTGATGAGGATTTAGATGAAGCGCGAGACATCCGTAAAAAGAAACTCGCATATAAAGAAGAAGTTGCAAAAGCTAAAAGCTATTTGAGTTCGCTTAAAGATGAATACTATGCAGAGATCAAGTTGAGACCTGGAGTAAATCAAGAGCAGCAAAAAGCTACAGATTTTTTCAACCGATACAACGAAGAGCAAGAGCTCAGTAAAGCTAACCAAAACAAGTTCCACGGCCAAACAGACGAACTTCTTAACAGCAATTTCAAAGGTTTTGATTTTAAAGTTGGAGATAAAAAGTTTAGATATGGCATAAAGGATCCAGTTAAGGTTGGGGATAATCAAAAAGACATCTCTACATTCATTAAGACGTTCTTAAATGACAAGGGAGAAGTTGTTGATACAAAAGGTTATCACAAGGCTTTATACGCAGCGCGAAATGCTGACACTATAGCGCAGCACTTTTATGAACAAGGTAAAACTGACGCGATTAAAAGTCAACTAGCTAAATCTAAGAACATAAGCACAGAACCTCGCAAAACGCAAGATGGTAATGTATTTGTTAATGGATTAAAAGTAAAAGCAATTAGCGGTCTTGATTCTTCAAAGCTTAAGATTAAAACAAGAAAATTTAACAATTAAAATTAAACTATTATGGCTTTAAGTCCACAATTCGGTTCAATAGTACCATCGCAACAACAACAACTGTTAGCGACAAACTATTTAGCATTTAACACAGGCGGTGCTAACGCCAATGATTTCGCACAACAGTATCTACCTGAGATCTACGAACAAGAAGTAGAACGTTACGGAAATAGAACTCTTTCTGGATTCTTACGTATGGTTGGAGCTGAAATGCCAATGACATCAGATCAAGTTATTTGGTCAGAACAAAACAGACTACATATCTCTTATGATAATGTAGGTAATGCAGGCGCTAACGTACTTGTTATTCCTGTTCGTGTAGCTGCAGCTGGTCTTCCGGCTATTACTAACGTAGTATCTCCAGGGCAAACTATAGTTGCTATGGATGGAGCTGGTCAAGAATTAAAATGTATCGTTACAGCTAGTAGCTTAGCTGCTCCTGGAGCCGCTACTGCTGGTCAATTAACAGTTGCTCCTTATACTGCTGCAAACACGGCTGGTTTAGGTGCTATCGTTAAGATTTTTGTATACGGTTCTGAATTTAATAAAGGATCTCAAACAACTAACTCTGTAGCAGGTGGTGTTAATCCAGCTGTTGGAACTACTAACATCAGTATTGATCCTTCATTTACTCAGTTTTCTAATTCACCTATCATCATTCGTAATACTTATACTATCAATGGTTC